ACAAAACGCCAGCAATTTCAAAGCCATTTTCTCAGACGACGTTGACTCTGCATCTGAGGTGACCCTTTGAAATTGCTGGCCTAAGTTCATCACTGATGAACATGGGAGCCACGCAATTATGACTACCGATCAACAGCATTCAGAGTTCGAAGAACTTCGCAAATCCTTAATCGCCAAGCGTGTCGAGGTGGGCGCTGATACGCCCCTCGGCCGGCGCTACAGCATGGCCATCGAGATCCTCGGCAACATCCTCACCGCCGATGACGACCAGCTGGCCAACCTGAAGACCAGCCTTGCCACCGCCATCGCCGAGATCGAGCAAATCCAGCGCGACGGCGGGCTGTATGTCCACGGCAATCACGGAGCGCAGCGATGATGAAATACAAAGACCCAAACCACGAGCACAATTCTGCATTCTGGCATACCGGCAAAAAATGCATCGAGAAGGGGTGCGGAAAACCGGCAGGCACTTGGTGGAGCCCGGTGTGGTGCTTTGAGCATAATGCCGAACGGATGGATCGTATCACGGCGAACCTGAACGATGCCGTCAAGGCGGCTGAAATCCACGAACTCATCAACAAGGAGACGGCGACGCTCCGCAGTTGGGCCGGCGAGATGTCCCGGACGATCAAGGCGATGGTTCTCGCATCTGGCGGTAACTTGGTGATCAACAACGCCGATAAGGACCGCGAGCTTTTCAGCGAATCCGTCAGCTATGGGAAAGAAACAACGACCTACCGCTACCACCCCAAGGCCGCCCCTCCCGTCCACGCGAACCAGGGAGCGGGACGATGAAGGAACCCCTCCCCCAGCGAGCCGTGAAGGAAGTCGTCCCGGCAGATATCTGGATCGAACGGCTTAGCCAGTTGCTCAAGGTCACTGCGATGATGGAGCCCGACGAGCGCTCCGCAGCCTTCGCATTCTTGAAATCGAAATTCCGCGAGCAATGGCCGAGTGACGGCTACTAACCGTCTTCAGTAGAGACGTTTCCACTTCACCCTAGCGCTCTTGGAGCTTTCAAAATGGCATACGGAATTCAAGACCCGATCGACCTCGCCCGCGTTATCTTCGGCATGTCGTATGGCGGCCTAGTCGATGTCGCACGTCAACTTGTCGAGATGAACCAAGAAGGAGAGCGAGACATCAAGACCGACAACGGCATGGCCAGCACCCTCTACGATTGGGCAGAGGCTCAGGTCGAAGAAGCTGACGAAGAAGCGCGGCAGGCGAAGCTGGCAACTAAAGCCGCCTGACCACTGCCACGTATCCGGAATATGATGGAGGATAGCATGACGGAAGAAGTAACCTTCACTTACAAAAACTATCGTGGCGAGACCTCTGTTCGGAGAGTGCGCCCGATCAGAATGTCGTTTGAGTCGAACGAGTACCACTCCGAGCGGCAGTGGATGATTCATGGGTTCGATATCGACAAAGACGATGACCGCACATTCACGATGGCGGACATCACCGACTGGCAGCCCGCCCCAGCGGTCACGAATGGAGAGCGTTCATGAGCCTGTTGATGGACGATCTGGCCTGGGCGTGGCGGATGCTACAAGCGCGGCGCATCAGGCGCGGTCTCATCTTTTCTAGACGAAAGGCCTACGATGATGCCCTTCGCCCCAGCGCCGGTAGCAGCATCATCGGTTACCCTGATGCGTTCTATTATGTGCAGAAGCACGACATGATGCGCGCGGCCACATTGGCTGAGCGTTTGCGTCCGACAGAATGAGGTAAACCATGAGCACGACTCTTTTGCCCTGCCCATTTTGTGGCGGCGAAGCGGTTCTCTTGAAAGATCATCAGAAACTCGGCTTCTATGTCGCCTGCACAGCCTGCAATGTGTCGGGGGAGACAGCCGTCAAAACCAAAGCGTGCGAGGCATGGAATATGAGGACCGCTCTACCACCTCAGACGTCGTGACCGAAGAACGAGGATAGACCGATGATCACTTACAAGACTTGGCTTCAATCTAAAGGGTCCGTCGAGTGGCAGCGCGATGGATGGTATCTCTTCGGGTTTATTCCGCTTCTGGTGCGGGATCTTGGCCCTCGTGGCCGAGTTCGAACATAGCCAATGACAGACCTCAACAAGCTTTCGCCTGAAGCCCTCAAAGCCGCAATGCGCGGCGGCACAGCCGAATGGGGCGCCAGAGGCTCAGCATCGGAGCATTTGCTATACGTCCAGCAGAACGACGCCCAGAAGCGAAGGAAGTGTTACTGTGGCTGCGGCGGTCGCATGACTCACGGCGCCTATGCTAACGGGATTATTCTCATGGGTGGTTGCGAGTTGTCCTGCCGGCGCTGGGCCAAGGAAATGAACGCGGCACCTAAACGCTGTTGAGCAGGGAACGCAGATGACAGACGCACAATTCTATTTCTTCGTAATCTACATCGCGATCTGGTCGATGATAATCCTATGGCGAATGCCACGTTCTTAAGCGAAACATGAGGACGCCATGGCCATCAAACGAGCGCCAAAGCAGCCAGATCATCAAAGCCTATCGGTCGATGAAGAGGTTGCTCACGCCATCTGCAAGATGGTCTACAGCCAGTGCGATTGCGGCGATCGTGCGCGTGGGCAGGTATGTGATGCGATGAAGGCGGCAGCAGGTATCGCAAAGACCCACTACTTTCTGGACTTCGTGCGGTCTCGCGCTCATGGGCAATGAGCCGCGACGCCTTTACGGCGTGAATACGCCCTTGAACTTTGCGGCGACGCGGGCATTCCGTTCCATTGATTTTCGGTGACGGAATAGCACGCCACGAACCGTCTCCCGGTTCAGGCCAAACTCACGGCCGATGTCGGTATTCTTCAAGCCGGGATCGCTAGTCGCACGACGGCATATTTCATCATTGCGCAGCTTTATTTCTTCAGAAGTCTTCGTGGGGTGCCCCATGATGCTCTCCGTGATTCGGCAAAGCATATCATATATTTAAGCCGGACATGACGCCCGCCCCGCCATCCGCTAAAATGGGGAGATGCCAGAACTAACGCGACGCCTGACATGGCCAGACGACAGCCACGCCCGTGACGATTGGTCGATCTCTTACGGTGACATCGGCGTCGGCAGGATCATGCGCCACCCAGGAACTCAGAGAGAGTTCTGGCGCTGGTCGGTCGGATTCTATCCCGGGGCTCACCCCAACCAGAACATCAGCGGCAATGCTGCTTCATTCGAGGAAGCGCGGGAAAGGTGGCAAGCAGCTTGGGAGCGCTATCTGCCTGACCGAACCGAGGCCGAGTTTGAGGAATACCGGGCCTGGCACCGACGTCGCGGCGGGAAGTCCTGACGGAACCAATCGAGCGCCGACCGCTTGAATCCGCCGTTCAGTTGCGGAGTTGCGTGGTGTCCTGGTCTATCCGGTTTCCCGAGCCAATTGCCCTGCCCGATGGCGGCGAGCTGTCCACCCTCCAGGATGCCGGGGCCTACATCACCCAATTACCGAAGAAGACGCAGGCGTTGCCGACTTGGCAGACCGCTGCGTATGTCCTGATCCAGGCTGCCGACCACGGCGGGCCGATTGAGTTCGCGCGGCTCGGCATGAGGCAGGCGCTATTTCCAAAGGGCGAGCCGGTCTACCATTCCCGGAAGAAGGACCCGGTCTGGCGCAACCGGACGAAGCTGGTGAGGGACCGATGAGTGAGCGGAAGGATATCGATAACCTGATCAAAGGTGTCGAAGAGGCCCGCGCGCTGCTCAGTGGGTACATCGAGCCGGGCCCGCGGAGCGCTGTGGACACGGTAGACCGACTGATCGACGTGCTCGACGACCGGGACTTCGTTGCTACGCTCGATCGGCTGAACCGGCGTAGGGTAATCCGCTTGGTCGAATAACTAGCCGGGCTCATCCACCTGCGGGATTTCAAACGAAGCTGCTTCCCAGACCGACGGCAGTGACGGCCGGCCGGCAATCGCTCCAACAACAATGATCGTGGCGATAATCGTCACGGCCCACGAGATGCCCTTCTGGGCACTCTGGTTCATTTCCCAGTCTCTCTTTGAATTGGATTCCTCGTACATGGCGGCCTCCCTTCATGTCAGGGATAAGCGCCACGCAGCCCAGTTGGTTCCCGGTTCCTGCCGTGGAACTTATTTGGTGCCGTTTCGCGTCATGATCTCCGCCATCGCCTGCCCCAGCCGATGACCGATCTTGTCGGTATATTCAGCCTTCACATGTGCAGGAACCGAAAACATATCGGCCGGCCATGTTTCAATCAGGGGGAATGGAATCTCGACTTCCGGATGAGCCTGCCTGAATTTTGCGATCACGTCTCGCGCTTCTCGGCTCCCGTTGCCGGTGCCCAACGAGCAGGCGACCGGCTGGAACACAACCACCAGCTTTGCGTGATGACGCGCAGCGAGATCGGCGTAGCTATCAAGCACCTCTTCCAGATAGGTCTTGTTGCGCATGCCGCGGACGCTGAAGAATGTCGGCGTCGGCACGTCGCACTCTGCCGGAGACACGGCAACACGCGGATCGGTTTCCTTCATAAAGCCGTGGCTTTCTCGGAAGACCTTCAAGAATTCGAGATAGTTCACGTTGTTGAGGAGCGGACGGCTGGGCTCGTTGAAGAAGCCGTTTGCATAAAAGACGAAGTCCGTCACGCGCCTTCGGAAGGCTAGCGACGGGATCTGGAATATCCGCCAGACGCTCAGATACGCATCATGCACTGCGTCGCCGAACACCTTAAGCTCGGGAACGGCCCAGAGCGCCGCCCCATCTGCATCCCAGGTCTCAGCGCGCGGCATTGTGTACGGTGTCACATGCAGCACCATATATTTGATGGACGAATTGTTGCGCGCCATCAGATCGAGAATGTTGAAGTATCCGCGAAAGCCGAGGTTGGCGCAGCAGCTCATATTTAGATAGCTGACCGGTGTCGGCAAGTCGCTCATCACGACGCGCGGGTCGATGCCATAGAAACCCGAACTATCGCCCGACTGGACGATGTCCGGGTTCGAGAACGCAAACGCCTTGATCTTCTCGTGCACAAATAGCCGCTGCGGCGTCTCGTCCTTCAAAAAGGAGAACTGCAGGAAACTCGTGCGATCAAACGGATCGGGATGCTTGGAAATATAGATTCCCGTCTCAAGAGCGAGGATGAATGCCGCCGCGGCAATCCAGGCCTTAAAAGGCGAAATATATGAACTCATTGGCCTCTCTCCGGGCAAAGAACGCGATGCCGTACACCAGGAATGCGATGAGCACAGCCTTTAAAACCAAAGGCATCTTCTCGTAGAGATCAGGAAATTCGCCTCCCCTGCGCCAGCCGAGATAGTCGGTGATCCAGACCGGCAGTGCGAAGATCAGAATTCCCCATGCATAGGCGCTGAAGGTCCAATTCGCCTGGATGACGCCCATCACAGTTCCCTTGAAAACGGAGAATGCGGAGAGCTGCCCGGCCAAGACCTGCGTCCAGTAATCCTTGTATAGCGCCACCGCGCCCAGGATGGCGGACGGCAGCGCCGTGATCGAATTGACCACAGGCCAGAACTGCTCGGGCGTCGCCCTGAAGAAGATCCAGCCAATGCACACGAGATGGAAGAACACGACAATCGATAGCGCCTTGCCAAAGCGGCCAAGGTGTCGGGTTAATATCGCGTCGAGCGGGATGAAGCGGTACACCACCAGCAGAAGGCCGTGATAGGCGCCCCAGATGATGAAGAACACGCCGGCGCCGTGCCACAGGCCGCCGAGCAGCATTGTGATCATCAAGTTGCGCATCGTCAGCAACGAGCCGTGCTTGTTGCCGCCGAGAGGAATGTACAGATAGTCCCTGAGCCAGGTTGACAGAGAGATATGCCAGCGCCCCCAGAAATCCGAGGGGTTCGTTGAGAAGTAAGGTGTCAGGAAATTGCGCATCAGATCGACGCCGAACAGCTTCGCGACTCCGCGAGCGATCGTCGTGTATGCCGCAAAGTCGCAATAGATCTGGAACGTGAAAGCGTAAGTGAACACCAGACCCATTCCTGCAGGGAGCGTCGAATCCGACTTTGGCATCATGCGCTGCACGCTTTCGACGATGCCGCCGAAATTGTCTGCCAGGACGGTCTTCTGAAACAGACCGAACAGGATCATGAAGAGTGCCGAACTGACGACCTGATTGCTCGGCAACGGCCGTATCTTGGCGAGCTGGGGCAACAGATCGCGCGCCCGCATGATCGGACCGGCAACCAGATGCGGGAAGAACGACACGAACGAGAGATAGTCGATGACGTTCCGATACGGCTTGAACTCGCGCCGGTAGATGTCGATCGTGTAGCTCATCGACTGGAAGGTGTAGAATGAGATCGCCGGAGGAAGCGACAGAGCGATTGGCGTAAGCACGATGCCGAAGGGAGCCAGTAGAAGCGCGAGGTCAGTTGTGATCCAGCCCGTGTATTTAAAGACGGACAGCAAGCCGATATTGGCAATGACACTGACGATCAGCAATCGCCTTCGGTAGGCATCGTTGTCGCTGCCATCGATCTTCTGACCTATGAAGAAATCGATCAGAGCGGTGATGAAGAACGGGACCAGGTACCAAAGCGCGCCGACGGCATAGAAGAACAGGCTGGCGACCAGCATGAAGGCGTTTGCGAATCTGGTCCTACGTAGGATGAGGTAGCCGGCAAGCACCACAGGCAGAAAAACGAACAAAAAATTGAAGCTGTTAAATTGCATTTCGGACCAACGGAATTAGCCACAGCGGCCAGACTGTTCCTTGCAACCTATTTGGTTTATGTCAATCCAGAGTGGCGACACGAACGAAAAAGCCCGGCCACCATCGCTGGCGCCGGGCAAGTTTACAGAGAAAACAGGACCGGTCATCCCGGTCGCCCTCTCGGGCTTCGTTGGCTACTGGACGGTGACGCGCGCGATACCGCCCATGCCGATTGCGTTGGCTGCTGCTCGAGACAGGTCGATGCAGCGCCCCTTGATGAACGGCCCGCGGTCAGTAATCCGCACCCCCACCGATCGACCGTTGGCCTTGTTCGTGACGGTGACGTGGCTGCCGAAGCGCCTAGTGCGGTGCGCGGCCGTCAATGCGTAGGTGTTGAACCGTTCGCCGGATGCCGTCCGCTTGCCATGGTAGCCATCCCCGACGCCATACTGGCTGGCGATGCAGGTTTCCTCCTTGGTCATAGTGACGTTGATCGAGACGACGCCCTCAAGGAAATTCTGGGCAGACGCAGGCGTGACGAAGAGAGCGCACAGCAAAGCTGCCGCTGGAAGGCGGGTCATAAGGATTCCTTTGGTGATGCTTCGGGGGTGATTAAGACCGCGAGTATTCGCCATCGACGTTGGCGCGGCGTGGGGTCTGAATGTAGCCCTCGCCCTTTCGCAGTCCTTCGACGGTAGCGTGGAGAGTGGAATAGTCCACCTGAAGAGCGGATACCTCCTGCTTCATAAGCGCCACCTCGCGCTCGTTCATGGTGAATTTTTCAAGCACGTCGGCAATCCGGCCCAACGTCTTCTCGACCAACTCAACCCGAAATTCGAGCATGTCCATGCGGCCACCAAACTTGGTCCACGCGACGGATAATGTGATGACCCAAACGATGGCCCCGAACAGGATCGTAAGCAGATTTCCGGCGCTGATAGACGCATCAAAGACCATTTCCAGATTCCCAGTCTTTCCTGTTATTTCAAGCCATAGCTCTGACGCACAGACCCGTACCATCCACGAAACCGGGTTATGATTGCTGCATTCTGCTTGCGGGCCGACCGTTCGCGCGCAGCGATCGCAAGCTGCGGTTCGCCTACACGCGGCTCCTGGACAGAAACCGGCTGAGCGAAGGCCGGCGTTGCTGGCAAATTACGGGCGATCGGCTCACGACCGACGCTAGCGCAACCGCTCAATATCGGCAGGAGTAATGCGGCACTGATCAGCCACAGGCCGCTTCGACAATTCTTCCTCAAGCTTGCGCTGGAACTCATGCTCTTTCTCCTGATCCTTTGCCAGTTCATCGGCGTTGCGTGCGTCTTCCTTGGCGAGCAATTCGCCAATCTGAATGTCCTTGTTCATGATTTCGATCTCACGCTGCTTCGCCGCTGCCTCACAGACACGCTTTGCGGAGTTGTAGCCCGTGCGGTGAATTCCGAAGGCGATGCCGAGGATCGCCACCCCAATGATGACATAGCGACCGAGCGTAGAGACGAAGAAGGCGAGAACGAGTGCCATCAGTTCAACCTTCCCGACCGTTTGTCATCGACGATGGAATTGGTGGCCTTGTTCGAGCTGACATAGAGCCAGAACGCGGCGCCGCCGATCCCCGCCAGCCAGAGCCAGCCTGGCACATCGGTGAAGAAATCCATGACCGGCTGGACGTATTCTTTCACGCCCGAGAATTGGTCCGAGACGCCCTTGAAAGTCGCCGCGGTCAGGGCACCGACGCCCGTGACCTTCGCTACCAGCCGCTGCCAGAGCGTCTGTTGAACTGCAGGAACGGCCGGCGCTATGTCCTTTGCGGTGACGTTGGCGCGCTCCGGGGCGATTGGCCGTGACCACCCCTGGGGGAGACTGTCCAGCGCATCCGTCAGTGCCTTGTCGATAACCGGCTGACCGCTTAAGCCACGGTCGTTCTTGAATGCCGCAATGGCCGCCGCCGTCTTGCCACCCCATAGGCCGTCAATCCCGCCAACCTCATGGTAGCCAAGACTGTCCAGACGCCGCTGGATCGTCTCTACGTTGATCTGTGGGGTCGCTGAGACGGGCTGAACGTTGAGGGGCTCGTCACCGTCTTCGAATTCGTCTGCCGGTGCGGCGGCCTCTGGCTCAGCGAAGAGATGCGCCACCGGCGGCCATACCGGCGCGGCCGATTTCGGCTTGCGGCCGCCATTGTCGACCGCCTCGAAATGCATCGGATCTTTCCGGCCGGTGTACCAGCCGCCCCACATCCAGCCCTGACGGCAGAACGCATCAATGACGAACTGCGGAATGTTGCCATCGGCGTATAGGCCATTCTCTTCCGCGTTCAGATCGATCGCCGCGGCGTAGGCGTGATTTGACCATTTCGTCTTGGAACCGCGCACCAGCCGGTGATTGTAAGCGCCCGCGTATTTAGACACGCCGGCAGCGTCAATCTTGACCTGGTCGTGCTGACAGTAATCCCATATCTCATTCAGCGCGGCGAGCAGCGCCGGGGCCGCCTTCCGGTGAAACTGGATCGCCTTGATCTTCTTGCCCTCGTAATACATCGCGAACGGCGGGACCACCGGCACCATCTGGCCGGCGATCTGCCCCTTGCCGGGGTCGCCATAGAATGAATTCCGGGCAGCCTGAGTGTCTTTCGGCCAAGCCGTCATTGAGTGCATCTCCTATGGGAAGGGAAAGCGCTAGACGTTCAAGCCGCTAACGACTTTGTTGACGCCAGTACCAGCGTCCGAGACGCCCAAGGTCGAGCCATGAACGCGGTTCGTAGCAATCATGTAAAAGTCGCTTGCACCGGCCGCCACGGTGATGGCCGCCGCGTTGTTGCCCCATGCCGACGAACTTCCGCAGTTGTTTCCGATGATCTGAAAATTCTTTACCGCTGGGCTGACGTAAATGCCGTAGGTGCAACCAAACACGCTGTTGCCTTCGATCAGCGCACTTCCGAGGGTCGTCGATTTATCGAGCCAGATCCCATAGTCCTCGCTGACGATCTGGTTGCCGCGTATGGTCACGTCACCCGCCACCGATGGTGACAGATAGATTCCCGTGTTCGATACAGAGTTGCCGACGCCGCCCTTCATCTCGCAATCGGATATCAGTAGCCGATTGACGGACGAGACAAAGAAATTATGCAGCACGGTGCCCTCGCTCGTGCACCGAATAAAGCGCACGACGTCAGGCGCCGTTGTGCCAAGATTGTTAGCCACCTGGGCACCGTAGTTGAACGCACCGGTGAAATCGCAGGCCTCGAACTCGATATAGATGCAACCGCTGTCCACGAGCACCGCGACGCCCGCAGAATTGTTTGCCATGTAGAACACGGCGCCGCCATCAGTGATGGGCTGGCCGTACCACTTTCCCGTCAGCGACGGTGCTGACCCTCCACTCGTGCCAGCGGTCGTACACTGCAGATAGAACCCGCCGAGGGTGACGAAGTCCTTGACGACATACGCCGTACTGTTTGCTCGCGCGCCGCGATCATTTGCCGGGGCTGGCGGATTGCTGCCACCGCTGACCCAGTCCTGATTGAACAAGCAGCGTTTGAAGAAGACAGTTCCTGCTCCTTGGCAGTATGCGATGGCGCCGCCAGTGGCCAATCGCATCACGCAATTCGTGACGAGATTATCCGCCGTTCCGGACATCGCCCGGAAGCAGTAATAGCCGCCCACAATATCAAGCGCATCTAGCGTACACTGAACCGCCCCGGCTTCGAGCGACACGATGGCGCTCGCAATGCCGCATTGAACTTGCTGGAATAGGCTGAGGCGCTCGATTGCACACCGTGCGGCGGTAATGGTGACTACACTTATATTCGCTGTGTTGGTGAAAATGCTGCAGTATTTCTGGCCAACGCCAACTAGGCGGACGAGCGGCACAGATACGGTCAATCCGGTTACGACAAGATATCCGCCTTGCGAGAACAGAACGTCGCCACCTGAGTGAAACTGGCAAAGATTAATGGCGGCCTGAATAGACGCCTGGTCGTCGGTCGTGTTGTCGCCCTTGGCGCCGAACCACTTGACGTCGTAGCTCCCCTCTGTGCGGGTGCGGACCCAAGCGCCCACTGATGCCGAGATGGCAGTCGCCTTGATGTAAATTCCTTCAGCTGTATCCGCTGCAATTCTGGCTGAGTAATTCCCGGTCATCCAAACAAAGATGCCGCCGCGGCCAGCTTCAATCAGATAGGCGGTCTTGTACCGAACCGTACTGACGGCCTTCAGGTCGGAACGCGCCGCAGCCAGGAACATACTATCGACAATGCCGAGATTGGCTCGAACCTCGTCGGGATCGTCGAAATCCGCACCGTTGAGGGACGATAGAAGGTCGCCCGATCCTGGATCTCCCGCGATAACGACCGACCAATCGGAAGCGGTCCCCGCCGAGGTTGGACCGATCCGCGTGAAATTAACGGTCATTGACGTCCCAGCATAACTGGTGACATCACCCTCCATGTAGTCAGCTGGGTCGGCAGCGGAGACAACCCGCACACGAGCGCCAGGCTTGTACGCAAGACCAGCGGGAACCGTAAATGTCTTGCTCCCGGTTCCGATCGTCATAGATGTCGAAGACGTCGCGGCGAACCCAGGGGGCGATGGCGACACCTCATGAGCGACAATAACGTCAGAAACGAAATTCGTGATGGTCATGCTGAGATCTTCCCAGGGTGAACGAAAAGAGGGCCGCGCCAGAATTCCTCGGTCACGCCGCTGACATAGGTTGCCACGAGGAATTGGTCCCACTTTCCGGTCGGGATCCACGCAATGATGTCATCGCGCCCAACAACGAAATCGAGCCTGCCTGGCATCGCGGGATCGAACTGAATTGCATTCCCATCAGCCACGGGCGACGATAGCCGGTAGATGAGAATGCCGTGGTCGAAGACCGGTCGGATATACAGATCGAATCGATCAATCTCTGAAAAGTCGAAGCTAGCGATCGATCCATCGGACAATAGGCGCTTAAGCATGACGCCATCCCGCCAGTCCTCATCTCTTTTTATCTCGATTGTGCAAACGCTGTAGCGCTTGTCGAACTTCACCTGTTGCATTTCAAACCTGCCCTTCGATAGATAGCGCCTCAGCCTTCAGGGGACTTAGTTCATCACTACTGCTGATAGGCGATCCAAGCTGGAAGAGTTCATGTTGTTCGCGTGGGCGCCGTCCCCCACTTGGTTCAGCGATAGGACATGTACGCCGACACCCGGAGTCCATTGATCTGCTGACGTACACCCCGCCTGCGCAATGACAGCGGAACCGGTATAGATAATCTGGGGCTGTCGCCCCATCGCAGCTGTGTTGTCAAAGCCCATTCCGTATTGGAAAAACGAGCCAGCAACTGCTGTCGTATACCCGCCAGCGGCATACGATACTGCAACCGCATCTTCGTTGAGGCCTAAGACAAAACTGATCTGGTTACCTGCGCTGCCGTTAGCTTGCCGCACAGTTGCAGCGGTGTAAGTGTAGGATGCTGACGTATCAACTACAGTTGTCCCTGTCGCAACTCGGTTATAGCAGTTCCAGACACCAAAGAAGGCGGCAGAACCGCCTGACGCTGATCCGCCGAAAATGTAATCAACCGTTGACGACGCGTTAGAGCGCACTGTACCGACATACGTGCCGCGAGAGGCCGCCGGACCGTTTGTTATGCTCGATGCATTCAACAGAATGCCATTAACAATCGTTAGTGAATATCCGCGGGTCGTATCATTCGTCCATGCCGGGCCGCGTGTCGCGCGTAACGTGCCAGAGTCATTCCAGACAAAAACATCATATACTTTAGATGCTGCGACTGCCGCCGGAGATTTTGTAGCGTCTGTCGTCGATTGAGATACTTCTGATACCGACATCGGAATCATATTCGTGCCATCGAAAATCGGAACCATATCGCTGGCATACGGGGTGTAGTAAATCGTCGTTGATCCGCTCACAGTCGAACGCATGACAGGAGTGCCAGTCGACAGAGTGAGGCGACCACCCGGACGAAAGTATCGCTTTACTGCCCCCGTCTGCCCGTCAACTGACGAAACGCCCGCAACAGACCCGGAAACCTGCGCGTCTACATATGCTGTTGTAGCAATCTGCGTGCTATTGGCGCTCGGCGACGCTGTAGGCGCCGTTGGTACTCCGCTCAGAGCCGGAGATGCCGCACGGACAATGGCGCCTGTTCCGGTGTTGGATGTCACCGCGACGCCATTGATGCTTAGCGAATTGCCAGATCCTGCCGTATCGAATGTGGTATTTGTTAAAGTCTTGGCTGCTGCCCACTTCGTTGTATCGCTGGTATTATCGACATTGCCGAGTCCGACATCTCCCTTGACCAGCGCCAGCAGCGCCTTGAAGGCAGCATAGGTGATATTCTTGATCAGCTTACCCGTAGCGCCGTCAAACACGGTCGGCGTGCCGTCAGTTGCCGAAGCTGGACCTACAACTGCGCCATCAACATTGACCTGAACAATGTTCCACTGCGCACCAACCGCAGCTTGCGTGCCGGACGCGGTCCCATCCGTTATGCAAAGAAGCGTGTCGCCAACTTCAACGTTGATGCCTGACGCACCACCGATCTTGCCCGCGACGCTTACCTTGTATGTCCAACCACGATCAGCTGCGGGATAGTTTGGGTTCGCAGAACAGTTGATGACGCCCTTGAACACCATGGCGTCGGCTGCGGCGATGATTTGATCAAGATAGGTTTTTGTCGCTTTTTGCGTCGCAAGTCGCGTGTCGCTATTGGCCGCTAGCGTACCATCTGTATCGATAACGCTGCTTGCGAAATTCGATGTAGCCAGGTCTTGGATCGTATTCGATCCAGCAGCGATGGTCTTGTTCGTCAGGGTCGCAACAGCAGAATTTTTCGTGTCGTCAGACGTATTGTCGACGTTTCCAAGGCCAACTGTGCTTTTCGTCAGCCACGATAAAATCCAGGTCCGAACCTGAGAAAACAGGAACTTGACGTTTCCACCATCCTGCACAGCGCGAAAAAAATCGCTGTCGGTTGGCGTAGCGCCTGTTGTTTCCTGAGAGGTTTTCTTATCAATTGCCATGTTTATTCCCGCAGCTCGTAGCCGCCGTCTTCACGAAGCTCGCGCACGGCCACCACTGGCGTTGCTTCATCAAATTTCAAGGTTACGTTTCCGAAGCGAAGACCATCGAGCGATGCAAGCGCGTCTGCGCCCTGATCATCTGAAGCGAACCGCATCTCGCAGGTAGGCGCTGCGAAGTTGACGGCGGTGCCTGCGGCAAGATCTTCCCTAACCCAAGGCCAGATCGACAGGTCGTATGGCCCATCTCCGAAGACATCGACCACCATGTGTAGCCGCCGACCAATGCTGAAAAGGTGCCCTGGGATTGGCGCGTCGCCCGTCAACATATTTACCGTGACAGACGTGGAGTTCAGCTCGGTGTCGGCCACGACCTCAGCCGAGATGAGCGTTTCCCGGAGGTTGGCGGGGTCAGCGTAAGGCGTTCCGTCCAGCGTCCTGTTCCGGACGAACCGCGGCGTCTGCTTTCGTCCCTGAGCGTCGAGAGCCCACGGCGCTCGCGCAAGATCGAAAGCCGGCACGTCTACCGTATTTCCGCGGCCACGCATCGACATCACGAACGCCCGAAGCGCCAAGACCTTTGCGTCGCTGTTGATCGCGAACGTGTACGATGCCATCCATCGGTCGCTAAGCTGGGAGACCACCTGCTCGAACCCAGACAGCGACTGCCCACCTGAAAGCGATTTGATCGCCGGAGCAAAGCCGCCAGCTATCGGCTTAAGTAGGGCCGGAAATGTCGGCATTTACGGCACCACGATGTTGATAACGCCTGTCAAACTGCTCGAGCGGGAGCCGACGTTGAATCGGACCTGAATGTCATACGTCCCGGCGGCAATACCGCTGACATGACCACTGGTAGCCGTATCGACCAGTCCAGCAAGCCAGGTGCTCGAAGCATGAAGCTTGTATTGGAGCTCAGGCGTTGTATCGAGCCGGCCTGACGTGCCCCACGTTACAGCTATCGAGCCGCTTGATGGCGTCGCAATAACGCTGCCTGGGGCGTCAATCGGATCATCGTCGCCGCCGGGATCTGGCTCGTTCGGTGCCGTTCCCTCTTCGTCATCTGCGTCCCAATCGTAGGCAGACTGGCTGAATGAGCGGACACCAATTGCGCATGTCATTGATGCCGGGAGAACTTCGAAGGACGTGATTTCAAATGTGTCGTCAATACTCAGCTCGGCAATCTGGAGTGTGACGAACCTCTCTCCCCAGGCTCGGAGGCCGTCCATGTCGGTGACAATTTGGCCAGTCCACTGCGGATTAAAGCGATGCGCGGCGATTTTCATCAGACGCCGGGCTTGAGAGTGCGAAGGAACCCACGCTAGATCAACCGACCGCGTCTCCTCACGGCCTGTGACTGCGATGGAAGTTTCGTCACGCCAAGGATCTGCGTCGGCCTCTTGGAAATCTAAGTCCCGATCTGTGTATTTCGCTGAAATCACATTGATCTGCGAAATGCCACCTGACGATCCGTTGACGAAATTGCTGTAGCTCAGAATATGCTGGTCGGTGATCGTGACCGTGGGGTCAACATCGCGGCCGACCCGGATTCCGATTGCGCCATCAGTTCTCTGATATGTCTCGCCGTCGCATGTGGCGAGGATCGCATTGAGCACCTGCTTTGGAGGGGCCTGCAATTCATATCCGCCGGCACATCGATATCGCGCTTCGGTACCGCCGTTCGCGAGGGCCATCACCTCGTCGCAGAGGTTGGCAGCATAGTTCCAGTCTTCAGCAATGGCGGCTGGCGTGAAGAACACGTCATCGAACACAGCGAGTCCCATGCCATCGGAATGGCGATGAAAATCCAGAGCGATCAGGACCGCATTTTCTGTCCATGTCCACGTATCCCGGTTGTCCTTGTCCTGGCCGGGATCGCGCGGATCCCAGACTTTCGACGCCTTGATCACGCCGCGATAGATCGGGACTGCGCCGCCGGGATAGACCTTGGTGAAGTTCTTTGCTTCTGGCTGGATGGTCGCAGTCATCACCGCGGCGATGTCTTTGCCCTGATGGAATACCGTCCAGAGATCTGGGCGAGCTGCAATTGCGGAAGGGAATGCTGCGTCAAATCGCGTTCCGAGCTTGAAATATAGCAAGACGTAAGGAACCAAGTGCTCATCGGCGTACATATTGGTGACCCGGCCATCACCATCGAGAGAAGCCTGCTTGTCTGCGAACCAGTGCTGAAAGAAGCTGTCTATCTCGCCACTGTTGACCGCGAGTATCTGATAGCGTGTTCCTCCAGAGACTTCGGAGAACATCAGCGCGCCGCCGACCTTGACGAAGCCATAGTTGCGACGGCGGGCTGACCGTGGCTCTCGAACTGTGATCTGGCCGTCCTGCGGTGTGCTTTCAGGCTTGGTGCCCAGCAGGGCGTTGGCGCCATAGAGCGCACCAGCAAGGACAGATCCGCCAACAATTGACGCAAACGATGCGCCGCCGGTGATGCCAAAGACCGTGAATCCCGCTGCGCCGCTGTAGCCAGCTGCGTTCAGGATAAGAAAGCCAAGCGTCTCAGGCATGGACCGACCAAGCCGCGACAAGCCGGGCCGCTGATCTCGACACCGTCGAAACCCCCGCATCACCAAGAACGACATATCTGCTCGCGACGATCGCACCACGCACAGGCGACTCTCCGATCTTGATCATGGCGACGTCACCGTATTGAGGGGATTTCGTGAGCCGGAGCCCGATGCCGCGGAAGAGACGGCCGAACAAATGCGGTAGGCTGGAGACGCCGACGAAGGCCTGGGCACCATCGACGGTGGAATACTGCGAGCGGATTTCAGCTGCCGGATCTGCTCCGATTTCCCGCAGACACCAATCTGCCAGCATCAGACCGCAGTCGTGCGTACCCAACCGGAACGGCTTTGTGGAAGCTTCCCGCAGGAACGCTGCGAGTCGCGCCTCAATAGTCTGGCCAGCGCTCTTGCTTGAACAGCAAGAACGGCGTGCGTTCGCAGAACCGGTCCCCTGGATATCGGGTCTGCTGGTCGCGATCGGTGTAGAATCCGTTTGCCGGGTTGTTGCGTCCGACATATGGGCTCTCATGATTGATGCTCAGACTTCTGGTGTCGAGGGTTCGGCTCACCTCGATCGTAGTCATGATGCGCAGGCCGATGGGGCACGGCATGCCGCTCTTGGCCTGCCCCTGGAACGCCTGCAGATAGAACGAGACCGGTTGCTGCTGGTACTCGCTGCGCTCGTTCACGGCCTTCGGCAGGAGGTCTGGCGACACACCCGATGCCGTGATCTTTCCTGCCGGCGCATTGCCCGATAGCGGCCCTGCCAGCCCGTCCAGCGAGACAATTTCGCCCAGGCCGTCCCATTCGCGGCCATCGAGCGTTCGGAGCGTCCCAAAGCCCCCAATCCAAATCCGCTTCGTCACGGAGACGAAATGAAACTGGATCAGGAACGCGAGCTGAGCGTCCTTGTTGCTGACGACCGCTTCAATCTCAGAAGGCAGGGCCATGGCTAACCGAACCGGCCTTGTTGTGAGGCGACAGAGGCCACAGCGATACCAGGCACGCGGCTCAAGACTTGCGCCTGAGACCGGGCGATGGCGCGGGTCAGTTGCTCCTCGCTCAGACCCGACCCGTTGATCACAGTGTCACCGAAGCTCACGCTGGTACCTCCGGAAGACCGGCCGGTTGGGATTTTCGGGATGATCGTCCCGCTGGTATTGGGAACGAAGATTTCCGGGCGTTTCTCACCAACGACGTAGGCTTGCCCAGCGCTGACCGGGCCGCCGTTCGCTCGCGCGCCGCCGAAACCAAGGAGCGACGAGAATGCCGAAACCCCACCCGCCGACGTCGGATTGAAGAACGACGCAAAGATCGAGTTAATGGCCGCCTTCTCCAGCGTTTTTAGCAGGCTACCGAATACCTCATTGAGGTTCTTGCCTTCCACCACTGCGTCCGCAAAAGCCGAGGATAGCGATGAGCCGATGATCGCGCTTGCACTATTGATCCTGCTGAGCGACTCGCGAGCCTTGTCGAAATTCTCGGTCGCCACCTTGGCTCCTTCTGATGCCGAGATGAACGATTGCTTGTGCGCCTCGGTCAGACTGATCCGCGCTTCCACCAGCGCCTGTTCAGCCGATATCGTCGCGCGCAGCTTTTGGTACTGGTCAATCTGTGCCTGCGTTACCTCGCCCTCGTCCTTTCGGATGGCATTCAGCAGCTGAAATTCCGCGCGAAGCTGAGCCTGTGCTGCGTTGTTCTGTAGCACCGCAATCGTGTCAGCATTCAGCGTCGCCGTATGGCGAGTGATCTGCTCCTCAGTGCGATCGAAGCTATCCTTGTCGGAGCCACCCGCCTCTGGCTTATTCTTGGACGGGACGTTCGACAGCGCCCTATCTCGATCGGCGGTCGACGTTCCATTCTGCCGAGGCGCAAGCGGTCCGATGGCTTCCCGCCTGTCACTTCTCGCTCCGGCGGACGTGTCCAGACCCGAACTTTCGTCAATCTGCTCCTTCGCCGCCTTGAAGCGAACCAGCGCACCGCGCAGCTTGTCAATTTCACCCGCCGCTGATTGCGTCGATGAATCGATCAGGCCGCCGCGGAACAGCTGCAGGAATTTGACCGCTCCACCGAGCAACGCGATGACGTCGGTAAGATCCTGCTTAATGACCTCAAACATGTTCTCGGCAAGATAGGCCTTGACCTTGGTCACTGCCGATCGCCACGCGTCGTCAAACTCTTTCGCCGAATCCGCTAGTTTCTGCAGGTTCGGGGCTGCTGCGGCGGCGTCATTCGCGAGACGCGTCACAGCGTCGCCACCTTGCTGCAGAAACTTGACCATGCCCTCGGCCTGACCGGCCGCCCGCGAAATATCGATCTTCTGAATTTCGGTTCGGGCGTTCTGGACCAGGTCCGCCACGATGGCGAATGTCTGCTGGAGGGTCAGCGTCTCACGGTTGATGCCCTGCAACGCCGCAGGGTTGACGTCGAACAGCGCCGTCAGGCTGTTCTTCTCGCCACGCTGCATTTCGTCGAGCAACACCGCGAGCCCCTTCAGGCTCTTGGTAGAGTCTTCGATCGAAACCTTCGCCTTGGATGCGGCCTCCTGAAAGCCCCACACGTCGTTTAGAGACTGGCCGACGAGGTTTGCCACCGCCGGAAGCTCAAGAAACCGATCCTTGAGATCTGTGACAAATTGGATCGCGGCCTCGATCCCCTTCGTCGAGAAATTCGAGAACAGGTTGCCGAGAAACGAAGCAGCTACGGACGGGTTCAGCTTCGCGAAGCGGTCCTCGATGCCGGACACGGTCTTGTCCGCGACGTCGCCGGCCCGGTTCATGTCCCTTTCGAACTTCGTCAGCTGCGCAGAAAGCGCAACGACCAGGGCAGCTGTTTTGTCGTCACCAGCCATCTATTCCGCCGACCGTTCTTTGATTGCCTTGGTGATGCGACGCTTAATGGCCGAGATGATCTTCTTCTTTCGCAACCGATAGGTCGGAAAGAAGAATGGCTTTGCGGCCATGCGCTGCGTCCCGAACTCGTCGGCGCGGGCATAATCGAATGGCTTGCTGGAGACAGAAGGTCGGATTGTCAGCTTGCCACCGGCGACTATGCGGACCTGGGTATCTCTCTTGCCCGGCACTTTCCGGACCGAGTGAGCAAGCTTCCCCTCAAATTTCGGGGCGACCGACTCGATCAGGTTCGCAAGCTGGTCAGCCTGAACGTTCAGCTCTTCCACGGCGACGTCATGGACCTCACGCTTGAGAACCTGAGTAAGTCGCCTGAACCGCTGAACGCTCTGATTCGGCTTTGCCATGGCTAAGAGTCCTTAAGCCAATCCCAAATCTCGTCTGCCTCTTCACCGGACAGAGCGTTGCTCTCTTCCGTGGCGCCCGACAACATTGCGTAGAACTGCCACATCGACATAGCGTTCACCTGCTGCGGCGTCATAGGGAGCTTGGCGACTAGGGCGTATAAGGCTCCGAACCGGAATTTTCCGTTGGGGAGATCGGCAAGCTGCCGTCCTGACTCGGAGCCTCTGATTTTTTTTCGATCTTCTCCTCGGGAGCGCCGAGGCAGCCGGCCATCAGGATCGCTTGAGCCGTGAGCCTGCTTTCGGCAGGAGGTCGCTTCTCCACATAGGTTGCAACCAGCTTTGACGCTTCGACAGGCGTGAGCCCGCCGCCGATCAGGCCCCAGCGAATGACCTCCGAAATGTCCTTGAGCCTGCACGTCCCATTGTTGAGGCGTTCCAACACGACGAAAGGACCCGCGTCACTGGCCTGCTGGATTTCCGCCAGCTCACCCCAACCAAGACGAAACATGTACGTTCCATCACCCCAGGCCAGCAGAACGGTTCCGTCGCGGCTCAAGGCGTCACCACCCGCACGAGTTCGCCATCGCTCTGCATCTCGACGTTCGCGGTTACGCGGCCGCCCTGCTCGGCGCCCGTCGTAAACGTGGCAACGTGCATAAAGCCGGTCCATGTGATGGTCTTCGCGGCGAATTCGACTTCGACCTTCACCGGGACGCTCTCATCGTCTTCCCAAGCGTCGAGCCAAGTCTCCACGGACTCGGATGCGAGAACGCCTTCACCGGAAACCGATGCAGACAGACTGGTGGCGTCGCGGCCGACCCACGCAACAGCGTCAGGATCATCGCAATCGGGAATATTGACCTCTGAAAGGTTCTTGGTCAGGGTCAGCGACTTCGACGTAAAGCCACAGGGCGCCGAATAGACGATCGGGTCCGAGGCGTTGCCGAGCATAACTTTGAATTTTCCGAAGCGGGCAGTCGTCGGCTTGGCCATGGCTCAGTTTCCTTTTCAGATATCAGGTTGCTCGACAAGAGCGGTGAATTCGATGACGGAGTGATTGGTCAGTCCGTCGGGGTCTTTCAGATTTTGGGTTGAGGTGTGCCGGATGGAAACGAGTGCGTTATCCGCGAGTGGGAGATCGTAGTCGTGCAGAGCGGCACGGACCGCCTCGGCGATGCGCTTAACTTCGGAGAGGCCGACAGTCCGCGACCACGCGTCGACCTGGATCGAAACCTCAAAGCCCGTAATGCAATCGGCGTCGTCTGAGATCGACTGATCCGGGCCCCAAGACACGTAGGGGAACGTCGGGTTCGACGGCACCTGATCATAGACCCGCATCCCGATCAGCGCGGTGAGCGCCGCGAAGGCTTTCAGCCGGACAACAATTGCGGCCTGCAGCTCGAGCGACGGGCTGGTCAATGATCGGCCCTCTTAACATCAGAAGCGACGAACTGGCCGGCGCCGGCATCTCGGATCGCCTTGGCAGCCAATTCGGGAACACGCTCGTATGTCCGACCGCCCCTGTAGGCGATGACGACCCCGGACTTCGGCCGATAGTCGAAGTCGCGCGACATGGTGACGGTCTTCATGCCGCGACCCCGGTCTGCGTCAGGATTTCCCAGAATGCCCCGCCGTCGTCGGGGTCGACGATCGATCGGATCGCATATTCGGTGCCGCTACGCGCATCACGCGCGCGCCAGTCCGGCTGGATCTGGTTGGTCAGTGAGCTCTGCCGCACGACAATGGTGACCGGCTGCTGCCCGACGAGGCGCGCGGCAACAACCGCCTCCCCGCCGAACTTGGCTTGTACCTTGGCCGCGACGACAAACTGCTCGACGAACTCGGACTGTGTGTTGCCGAGGTCATCCGGTGCGTCAGGGTTGACGTCCTGCCGCTTCTGGAACGATACCCGGTGCGACAGTTGGCCGGCTGTCGTCATGGCTTAGAGCGTGACGCCGGGCGTCTGAATTGCGACGTTCAGCACGGTTGCCGACTTGGCTAAGCCAATCAGACAGACGTTTTCGCCTGCCGCTAGGTCCGCCGCAGGCTGAAGGCCGCCGGGCGTCTCGGACAGATAGACGGGCTGGCCCGGCGTCAGGGTGGCGCCGATCGTGACGTCACCACCGGTGCAAACGGCAAGCGGCTGGTTCAGCGCTGCGCCGTTGAGAGCGATGCCCCCTGCCTTCTTGGCTTCGGCCGTGGCCGAATTGCTGTCGGCCAGCATCCACTTCTTGGTCGTGGATGACAGATAGACGGCCTTGCCAGCGGTGATGGCCTCGCCGGCCAATTGGCCGAGAACGCGGGTTGCCGAGGAGTCGGCGACGACGGATGCGGCAGTGACGCTGAGATCGGCCATGACGGCTCCCTTGGGTTAAGCGAAAACGCGATATGTCGCGAGAAGCGCGGCGACGGCGAACGGCAGCTCTGTCCGAGGCTGGTCGGTCGACGCTTCGCGGTTCTCGTAGAGCTCTGACACCATCATCAGGACGGCGTGGCGGATCGGCTGCGGCACATCTTCAGCCGCGCCATAACCGGAAATGTATTGAATGCGGACGGCTTCGCTCTGCGACCGTGTCGAGGGCCATGAGGCGCCATAGGCGGGCGACAAGCGGGGCAATCCGGGCGGTCCAACAAGGCGGTAGTTCGCCTCTGCCACGGTCTGCTCGACGCCGTCGGTGTCGTCGTAATCGACGCTCAGAATTTCAATGATGGGAGGATACGGCAGGCGGATGTCGCACACACCGAAACCATCGCCGCGCCATTCCAAGGTCTGCTCGACGAGGCATCGCCCAAGCCACCCATCCGGCCCATCGATCGTCGAGGTCGCGGCAGCAACCAAGGATTCGATATAAGCGTCATCGTCGTCGTGATCGACGCGCAGATGTTCCTTGGCCTCCTCAAGGGAGACGACAGGTTCTTCCGGCGGCGTCACGACGACGATGGACATAATGATCAGTCGATCAGGACGTGGAAAACGCCAGTCTTGGCGGCGCCGCCCTGGGCGAGCACGATCTTGACACGATCGTTAGCGAGACCCGGCTTGTCCTGGATTGCGGTACCGGACGCCGCGTACAGCGATGCGGTGCCGTCGGCAGCAGCCGTCGGAGCGCGGGGATAGGTGACGAAGGCCGCTGCGACATTCGACCGAGAGACAAGCGTCTCGCCGGTGGCTTCGGCAGTGATCGTCATATCCACGGTGTTCGTATAGGGAACGGTGCCATCCGGCACATAGTGCAGGCTGTGGAGTTTGCCAGAAATGCGCGGGGTATAGGCGGTGACGGTACCGTCGGACGCCGTCGTGACGGTGACTTTATAGCGCTTCATGATACTTCTCCTTGTGGCGCCGCAGCGCCGGGTTGGCGGGTTGGGCTACTTGCCCTTGTGCCGCGGTTTTTCGGCCTTGTTCGCCGGAGCGGATTCGGCCTTGTTGAGGGGTGCAGGCTCTGCTTTCGCAGCCGGTTCAGCCGCGGGCTTCTCAGCCGGTGCAGTCTTTTCCTTGCGTGGGATGAGCACGCCAAGGGCGACCAGATGCGCTGCATCGGTCTCATTGAGGGTCCGGACGTCGCCTTCGTTGTAGAGCTTGTCGCCCTCGTGGATGCGCGCCACGTCGTATTCACGCTCTGCCATGTCTCTCTCCTGAGCATTGGCCGGCGCCGAAGCGCCGACCGTCTGCTATTGGGGTGGTTACGCGGCGAGCGCGGTGTCGAGATCGCCGTAGATGAACGCCTCGGGGCGATACACCGCGAGCGCGAGACGCTCTTCAGCCAGAGCCGTGATCAGGTTCTTGATGAAGTCATCTTCGTTCTCGGTCGCGATCTCGACGCGAGCCGTCCAGCGGTCGAACACCTGAGCGCCAAGCTTGAAGGCGCCGGTGAGGAACTTGCGGACGGTGATGGCCTGGGTTGCCACTACCGGCAGGCCCCACAACGTGGGCGTGGTGGTGCCCTGCGGGTTGCCGATGATATAGCGGCCCTGGCTATCCTTCAGCGTCTCCATGCCCGCCCAATCGGTCGGGTGGAGAACGTGGCCGGTCGCCGGGTATTCGGCGAGCGCCGCCTGCAGCATGGCCAGACGCAGAACGTCGAACATGTTGAGGTCAGCCAGCGCCACAGCCGGCGAGTAAGCCGTCGCCTGCGGGATGATGCCGAGTAGGTTCTGACCGGTGCCGTCGCCGTTCAGAAGCTGGCCCTCTTCCTTGTAGGCCAGGCCGTATAGCAAACGATTGTTGATGATCGACTGCAGCTGCGCGACGTCGCTGAGCACCTGGCGCGAGGCCTTCATGTAGTGCGCGATGACCTTCGCCGAGGTCGAGACCAGATCCAGCTTGATATCGGACTGCGGCTTGGCCGCTCCTTCCGCCACCATGCCGGCGTTGTTGTTGAAGCCGGTTTCCTTCACGTATTCCAGCGTGCTGCCGTCCATCTGTCCCTGCGAAAGCAGGTCACGGACGGTCATGCGGCGCTGAGGCAGCGGCAGAATACCCGGCAGGCGGGTCGTCTGGATCGCGTCACCAACCGAACCGTCGGCATTGGTGGTCAGTGAGGTCAGCGTGGCCTTGGTCTGGAAGTCGACACGGCCGCGGGGATTGGCCTGGGCCAAGAACTGCTTGACCTTGTCGTCGCCGACGAACATTTCGCCCATCGACTTGGGAACGTCCTTGTCACCCTTCGTGCCTTCCAGAATCTTCTGCTCGAGCGTCGAAAGCTGCTCGTTCAGAGTATTCATCTTGGTCAGGGTTTCGTCGGCCTTGTCCTTCTGCTCAGTGGACATGGTAACGCCTTTCGCGGCCTCGGCGAGCGCCTTCTCGGCGATCTCCTTGACGGCATCAAAGGACTTCTGGAATTCGGCCTTCACTTCGCCGGCCAGTTCGGCAGCGGTTTTCTCGGTCATTGGTTTGCCCTTTCGGCAGAGGAGGAGGAAATCAACCGGTCTTCAGGAGGCCCTGAAGGAATGCGGCTGCGTCGTTCGCCTGTGCGTCGGGCTCCCCCCGAAGATGCGGCGCCGCCTTGCCGGCAATCGCCGCAGCAAGGCTTTTCGAGAAGCCTGCATCCCGCAGGTGATCCTCAAATTCGCGGACGGTCGGCAGAGCGCCGCCTTCCAAAATGGATTTGACCGTGGTCACACGCGCCTGGATGTTCATGGGCATGGTGACCAGAGAGATTTCGCGGAGGTCGATTTTCTTGAGACGGGTTACGCCACGACGCTTCTCGTCAGGCTCAGCGCCACCGGCGGGGATACCGTAACCGATCGACATACCGCCCAAGGCCTTGGCCTTCAGCTTGCCGTAAGCACGCTGCGCGGTCTGGTCGCCTTCCAAGATCAACTGACCTTTGACGTAGAGGCCCTTCGCGTCTTCCGCGATGTCCTTCCACACACCGATCGGCTCACGCTGATCGTGCTGCCACAGCATCGGGATCGTGCGGCCATCGCTCTTGGCCTTGACCACGCTCTCGATGAATGCGCCGGGCTCGACGATGTCGCCGCCCTGATCCACGTTGCCGAAGGTCGAGGCGTAACCTTCGAACTCGCCAGCCTCGGAAAGGCTCTTCGTCTCGAAGGTGAAATCGAAATGCTTCATTATTCGCTCCCGACGACGCGTAGCTTCGGACCATCCGTGGGCTGGGCCGGCTTGGGTTCCGGCTGTTTGCCGGCTTCGGTGAGAGGGACGTTCTGCATCTGCACGCGGTTGATGTTGCCGCCGGGCACTGGCGGCAGGTTCTCCCAAGCGCAAACCTGATCGATGTTGAGCCAGCCGTCGTTGAGGCCGGACTTGTAGAAGGCGGCTCGCGCGGCGCCATCACCGCGCAACAGGCCTTCCATATTGAACTCAACCGTGACACCGGCGGCGCGATCGGCCGCGGTCAGCAACCGCTTCTCAATTGCCTGCTCGATGCGCTTGACGCGCCGCCGCAGGTTGAATTTCTGGAAGCCGAGAACCTGCTCGGCCAAGCCCGAACCCCAGCTGGTCGACTTCTCAGTGTGGCCGATCATAAAGGGCGGCACGCCGAAGAAGCGGCAGACCTCATCCACGGAGAAGCTGCGCGTCTCGAGCATCTGCGCGTCTTCGGGATTGATCGAGATAGGCTTGTATTCGGCGCCGCCTTCCGCGATGTACGGGCGGCCGGCGTTCATGGCACCGAGATATTTGGTCAGCAGCCGCTCGTCGAGCTGAGTGCGCTGGTCGGGCGTGAGGAAATCCTTGAACACAAACTGGCCGGATGGGCGCATGCCGTTCTGAAACGTCTCGCGCGCGGCGCGATCGGTCGCCATCGCCAAGCCAAAGGCGTTGCGGGCAAACGTAAGAGTCGAAAGGCCACCGAGCGGACCGCCGCCGAAGCCGCGCACATGAAGCACGGACTCGTCGGTCAGATCGTAGAACTTGCCATCCTCCGACCACCGATAACGGATGCGCCCTGCCTCATTGCGGTCGACGGCCATGATATCGGGCCGGATCGGCAGCAGGGAGACTGGCTTGTCGCCAGAGCGCACGATGCGCGAATAGGAATTGCCCCAAAATTCGAGGCTCGACTGCATGAACTCGATATAGTCGACCGCTGTCTGGTCCGAATTCGGACTGTCGTGGAGAATCCGATAGAGTGGATGATCCTTCGCAACGACGCGCACGCCCTGTTTGTCGAGGCGATAGACCATCAGCGGCAACGTTGCGATGGTGCCGGCGATCAGATTGACGCACGCCCACGCGGCAGACAGGCCAAGCACGCCCGAAGGCGTCACTTGTTCGCCGGCCGGCTTGTCGTTCGCCCCCGTCCAATCCTGGGGCTTGGTAATATCCAGCGTTCGACGACTGAAGGCCGTCACCGCTTTCTGCCAAAGACCCATTTATGCACCGGCTAAGCTACGGATGAAGTCATCAATCGATGTCGACGGCGCGCCGTCGTAAGAAAGCGCAGCGCCAACTGCCATCGCCAGCGCGATCGCGCAGTCTATTTTCTGAGTAGCTCGCTCCTTAGCGAGCCAGTAGTTTCCCCACCGGTCCTTATCGGTGACCGCCGACATGATGGCGGACACCAAAACCGGATTCATTTTCAGTCGAATGCGTTTCTCGAGGAGCAATTCTTCAAGCTGGCGGACGCTCATGGGCATCCAAAGTCCCTCGGCGTCGCGCTTGGCGGCTTTTGCCGCCTCCTTCATCGCCTCGTTGGGCAGACCTTTCTTGGTTCCGCCCTGGGGGTGCTCGACGAACTCGACGCTGATGCCGAGTGCGTCACATTCCGGTTCGAGGCCTCGTTTGAACGCGTACCGATCGTAGGCGAGGCACTTAACGTCGAATTCATTGCTGGCTTCTGCGATCGACTGGGCGACCTGGCGGTAGCTGATGCTCACGCCCTTCGGCGCATTTAGATGCTTGTCTCGCACCCAGATTGAATACGGCGCCTTGTCGCGATCTTCGCGGGCCTTGACCGTATCGCCGGGTGTCCACGCCTCAATCCAGGCGTCGAATGTTGGCTTTCCCTTGTGATCCCCCTCGCCGACCACGCCGGTTTTGACGCAGTAGCCGATCGCCGTGATGTCCTTGTTCTGCGAAAGATCGCACCCCAACCAGACCGGCGCGTCACGATGGATGATCGGATCAAACTCAATCAGGCACGGCTCGAGCACTGCCCGGGTCATCCATGCCGTTTCGGCTTCGGTCCACACACAGAAGTGGAGCCGCAGAATGTTGTTCAGCTTCGCCGGAATGTCCTTGGCCTGCTTGACGACGCCGGCAAGGTATTCCTCGCTGATGGTAACCCCAAGCAATGGGTTCGCTTTCAGCCAGCACTTCGGATCCTCGAGCGGGTCATCGTCCTTATCGAGACCACACACATACGAAAAGGTAGAGTCGTCGATGACCTCGCCCAGATAGAAGGCGTCGGCATCCTTGGCTTCACGGTTCCCCGCGGCAACCTTCACCGCGTGCTCATGCTCAGTGTAGCAGACCGAATTACGATCACTGCCGCTGTTCGTGATCATCAGCAGCAGAGGCTGCCGGCGAAACTTGAAGCCGCGCTCCAAGATTTCCAGCACTCCGCCATCCGGGTGCTCGTGCAATTCATCAACAAGAGCGAAGTGCGGACGGGGACCAGAACCCGTCTTCTTTGTTTCCCGTGAAACGGGTCGGAAGAACGAGCCTGTCTTCAGGTAAGCGGCATTGTGTTCCTTGCCCTCACCACCACTGAGATGAAGTCGGCTCAGCAGCGCTGGCGACTTCTTCACCATCTTGATGGCGTCGGCGAACAGAATGCCGGCTTGATCTTTGGTCGCACCGGCAGAATAGATCTGCGCGCCGGCCTCGCCGTCCGATGTCAGCCCGATGAGGCCGATACCGCCAGCAAGCGGCGACTTGCCGTTGCCCTTGCCCTGCTCGATGTACGCGCGCCGGAAACGCCGCGTGCCATCCTTCTTTTTCCAACCGAACAACGATCCGATGATGAAGTCCTGCGCGGGCGCGGACTTAAACGGCTGGTCATCGAACTGGCCTTCGGAAAGCCTGAGCTTTTCCTCGAAGAATCGCAGCTTTTTGGCCGCTTCATCGACGTCGAACCAGATCCCATCCTTGCGCTTCAAGTCGTCCAGGTGGCGCCGGCAGGCGTTTCGGACGTGGGGTCCTGCAACGATCTTACCTGCAACAACCGCTTTCGCGTATGCAGTGGCGCGATCAGTCGAAGTGTTCGTCTTTCTGTTTGTCTTTGCCTTCATCGAGAACGCGATTCCGTTCGTCGGTCAGGCCGAGCTCGCTCATGTAGGCGCGCAACTGACCATGCTTTGCAGCAGGAAATGCCGTCGGCCCGAATTTGAATTCCTGCCATAGCTCGCAGAAAGCGATCGCCGCCGGCTCGCGTGAAGCGTCCAACCAGCCGGCAGGCTCGATGTATTTTTTCCACGCCGCTGCCGCGTGGTGCTTCATGTCCTTCGGCTTCGTAAGCTTTCCGAAACTCGCGGCGGATTGCTCGACGGCTTCCTCCGCCGCCTTGGTATCGCCGTGGCGATTCTTTCGGTGCGTACCGTCTACAAGCCGGAGATGAGCCGCTTTCGGCTTGGCTCCCCTGGCTGCCATATTGACCACCTCAGGACGTTAATCTGGTTTTTTGCGCGTTTTTGTTCAGCGCCGGTACGGGAGGGGAAGACCTTTGAACTTTTCGATGCCCCCCGGGGCCTATGCGAACATCCTCATCTGACCCTTGGGCGTCGAGCCCTTTGACGAATTGCACCGACGACATGCGCACTGCGTGTTGCGGTAACTGTGCTCGCCACCAGCAGCCAAGGGGACGATGTGATCTAACTCTGGAGCACGGTCATTGAGCGTACCTCGAAGAGACCTTGGCGTAGCGATGTTACACAGGCAGCAACGCCAACCATCCCTATCGAATACCTTGAACGGGTCGACTACCTCAACGGTAGCTCCACGCTCTCTCGCCCTCCGAGCCGCCCTACCCACTCGCCGGTTCTGCTTAACGCTGCAGGCATCCGAGCAATACCTTGCTTGGCTCCTACCATACGGTGGGCTGAACATCTGGCCGCAGCAAGGACAGCGGCGTGCCGCACGCTTATGCTCGGTCTTAGCTCTGGATGCAGCCCTAGAGCTGCATGATGGGGTGCAGTAAATGGCGGTGGATATGCGGCTGGCAAACATGCCAGCGCATTCACGGCAATTGATGAAGCTAACAGAACAGGCTGGGAGCGGCTTTAGATCAGCCCTCTCGCTTCTGGCCTTAGCCTGCCCTGCAAAGCCACATTCTCTTGAACAGTATATTGTGCGATCAGAACGCTTTGGCTTGAAGTCCGAGGTACATGTTTTGCACGTATGCACCGTGTTGACGACGGCGCCACGATAACGAAGCTTTTGGCCTTGAGATCGTTTGTCGCTCAAATCAGTGGCCACCCATCATTTCCGACAGGCTGCCTTGCTCGGCCACCCTTTTCAATCCTTTGTTTATCCGAATTGTGGCAGGCCGGACATAGGGTCTGCACATTGTCCTCGTCCCAAAAAAGAACCGGATCACCGTTGTGGGCTTTCCGGTGATCGGCATGAGGCTTTGCAATCGTCCGTGGACACATTTGGCATTTGTATGCATCGCGCACGAAGACTCTTTGGCGGAGAGATTGCCATCGAGCCGTATTGTACCAAGCTCGCCAAGGCCTGTCGTTACGCCGCCTAGCGTCGCTTTCCCTGTTCCGTAAACGCCGGTCAAGGGGCTTAGGCACAGTCACCATCAGGTGCGCAGTATGCGACGTCGCATGGCATTCCATTGTCCGCATGCAGCATGGACAAGTCACATGCACCTTCCTGTGGGAACAGCAGCCGGCGCCGCTTGATGCGCGCCTTACCTCCATCAGTGGTCTTGCGACCGAAGGCCAGCACAATGACGTTAGATGGCTGGTCGCCCTGCACCTCTACGTCACCTATGCGGTACGACATGCCAATATCCGATCTGGTTGCAGGGGGTGGATTCGAACCACCGACCTCCTGGTTATGAGCCAAGCGAGCTACCGGACTGCTCTACCCTACGTGAAAGACTGACTCCGGGAGCGTGTCTAGGCGACAGAGGCTTGCCCGGAGTGTACGGATTTCCAGACATAGAAATCCATTGAGGCAGACGAGATTATCGCTGCCGAGCGGAAAGGCCAAAGACCACGTCGCTGTTGGAACGAGACAATGCCGACATGCGCGTGATTTTGATATTCGTATAACTACCGTACCGTGTTATTACGCAAACGCTTCCCAGGACGAGGTTTGCGGCTGTTTTTGGTTCGAGAGCGCCGCTCACTCGCGGGATAGGCTTCAATTCGATTGTGAGCTCCAGTGGCGTGCCCTAGCACCATCCGAGCCATATCCATGTGACCGACTCGCATTGCAGCACCGTTGTTCACAAGGACCTTCACGCCGTCAATGCTGTTGACTGAGCCCCAATCGTCATCGGTGGCGCGGAAAAAAACGTAGCCTGGCACAGCCGCCGCCTCGGTAGCACTTAGCTTACCATCACGAATCCACGTCCGAGCCAGCGTCGGCACAAACGCGCCACGGTCAGCTTCCTCGATCGCCGCGCGCACCAGATGCTCACGACCCGGCATGGCCTGACATGCCGCCCAATACTGCTCACCCATGAACTTGTTTCCCTTCTGTAAGTAATGATCGGACGAGCTCGACGGCGTTGCGAACGCCCATCTTGCGGAAGATCTCAGTGCGGTGTGCTTCGACGGTACGGTGGCTGATGCGCAAACGTGTCGAGATTTCCTTGCTGGAAAGCCCGATCGCCAATAGATCGCAGACGCTTTGCTGCTTACAAGTCAGCGGCTTTCTCTCGGTCGCCTTCAGCACGGTCGTATCCCTTCAGTCTCAATTGCAGTGCGAACGGCCCGTAACGCGGCCTACTTATCCTTGAAGACCACGAAGCCAACGGGCTCCGACTGCAGCGTCACCATCAACCGGTTGCCCTGCGCATCGAGCAGCCCAGAGAACCTACTGGTCGGCTCCGGCTCGATCACCGTGCATGACGGCACGTTTACGCGATAGCTGTCCTCCCAAGATGCCTCCGGCCGATAGACGCGCCTCATGCTGCAGCCTCGTCGCTTGATGGAGCCAGCTTCTCGCCGGTTGCTTCGTCGTAGCCTGGGGGAAACATGGTGGGAGCCTTGGCGGCTACGACCTCAACGCCGTCGATTACGCGAGTGCAGTAGAACAGCTGGCGTTGGCCGGTCGCTCGCAGGTACTGCGCCCAACAACTTGCCTCAGTTGTGCCCGTCACAACCCAAACGAAAGGATCCTGTGGCACCACGACGGGGTCAGTAGCAGGCCTCCAGTCGGGGTTGTTCTTCCTCTTGAAATCGAGCCAGCGGTCACAGAACGCCTTGAAACTCATGTCCGGGTTGTAGCTCTTCGCCCGCGCTGCAACGCTCATGTTCACGAACTTGCGGTGCTCAGCTTCCAGATCGGCCTTCTTCATTCCAAGCGAATAGGCATATTCGATCGCCCGGTCTGAGGGTTGGTAGGTCTCGTCAATAAGAACTGCGACCTCTTCCCCTTCCGAAACCACCTTAAAAGCCTTCGAGGGAGAGTTACTCTCTCCCTTTTTTGATTCTGGATTTGGTTTTAAAGGTGGTTGTGGTTGTTGTTGGTTAAGCCCGGCCACCTCGTTTGCTGTAGCATTGCTAGACGTTTGCTTGCCTTCCGCTTTGGCTTCGCCACCCTTTTTGCCAGCCGCAGCCCTAGCTTCATACTTAGCAAGCGACTTCGCCAGTTCCTCCTCGACGCGCTTATGCTTCCATCCCGGCATCTGGAAGAACGGTTCAATGACTGGCCTGGCCTTCTTCCACTCCGCATCTGTCATGCGGGCTATGGCTGCCAGCTGCACATTCTCGCTGGGAAGCCCGCCACGCTGCCAGTAGTGCATTATGAGGTGCAGGTACGCGCCGGACTGCGCAGCGCGAAGGTGCGCTGTGTCGGCGAGGTAATCAGCGATGTACCAAGGCATCCAAGGGCGGTTCATCAGGTCACTTCAGCAGTCAGAGGGCAGTTATCGGAACATCCCGAGCGACTTCAGATACAGGTCGAACTGCATTTCGCGTTCTTCGCGCTTTTGCTCGTCTTCAGCGCGAAACTTGATGACAGCGCGGATTGCCGCGACGTCCAGGCCAGCCGACTTGGCCTCCGTGAATATCTCCTTGCGATCGTTCTGCTTTTCCTTGATCTCGGAATTCACAAATTCGATGCGCTCGACGATGGACTTCAGCATGCCGTCGGTATTGCTCTTGGCTGCTTCCGTCATGCTGCTTTCCGCCGTGCCTTGGGCGTTTCAATCTGGAGCAGCTTCAGGCGCAGTGCCCTCATCTGCAGCTCGATCTCGACGCGCCGATGAGAACGCGGCTTGGCCAACGGATAGGCCTCTATCAGCCGCTGCAATTCGGCCTGGAGTTTCTCGGCTTTCATACTGCCTCTCCTTCCTCGTTGATGTAGACGCCATAGAGTCGGTTCGGAGCCCCACTGACGTGTGTGAAGTTCTCAGCCGGGATGATCACAACGGCCTTAGTGTCATTTCCTGACAGCGCTTTCTGGAGAGCGTCCCGCTGCTCGCGCGTCAGCATCCCTACTCGCTGCACATAGCCGCGAACCTCGCTCATGACGCGTTCCTTCTAGTCAGCGCCATCCGGGCTCCGTCGACGACGATGTTGCTCAGGTGGTCCAGCGAGATCCTCCAGCGCAGCATCTCGCTTTCGCGATCGGCCCGCACGTTCAGGACGAAAACGCCCTGCGAAGGCTCGGTGACGAAAGCGAGATATGCTGCCGGCGCTTCCATCAGAGACGGGCCTCCGCTGTGTTGCGACGATCTAGGGCAGATTGGCCGGGAGCCGGATCACCGAGCAGCGAGGCTGTAACGCTCCGCGGTGCGTAGTTGCGGTGAAGCGCTGCCTCGATTTGCTCGGGCAATGGCTGTGGCCGTGAGGCGATGGTCGTCATCACCCTCGGCACCGCGCGGGCCGCGATCTGACGCCGTTCCTTGCTCTCTTCCCGGAACTTTGCGTCGTCGACCCAGCGGATGTGAGAGCGAGCAGCACGCTTGCTGCGCCCAACTTGCTCCCGGAACGTTTCATCCGACGCGCCGATGACCATCAGCTGACGCGCCAAGGCACTTTCTTCAGGGGTCCAAGTGATGTTCATGCGCGCCCCTCCGCTCGCGAGCTCAGATATCGCTGGCGCTTTTGGGCTCGCATGTCTGGTTTAAGGTAATAGTGGATCGTCCCATCATTCTTTTTGAGGAAGCGCGCGATCTGGGCGACGTGGTAGCCGTGCTCCGCAAGCGCGGCGGCAGCGTCAAAGCGCGCGGCGACGAGATGAGACAGGCGCGACGCGCTGAAGAGATCCTTGGGCCCGATGCGATGCCGGCGCAGGACGCTTCTGACAATCTTGCGATGAGGGCTCATGCGGCCTCGGTGCTCCGGCTGAAATTCGTTGCTCCGAGGCCACGCCGGCTGGCGACGACCTTGAACGTCCGGCCCTCTGGCAGGCCATGAACGATCTTGTGGTGATGCGCGCACCACGATGATCCGGCCGGCGTATCGGTGCCGCAATAGTGGAATGCAGGCCCTGTACCTTCCGGGAAACGACACTGATTGATGCGATCAGATGACCGCATCCGCAGTTCGCCGAACGGCAGATTGAGTGAGCCTTCGTAGGCCGCGACGACTTCGACGACGATTTCCGGTTCTGGCGGAGGCGGTAAACCGCGCGCTGCTGCTTTCCGAATGCGCTGCGCATGAGCGTGATTGCGCTTGCGGGCCTCCAGAACCACGGGGTCGGTACAACGCTTCTTCCCAGAACCGTTCGCCCGCTCGACACGCGGTTTGAGCCCCAGCCGATGCGCCTTGCCGAGCACCGCACAGCGGCTGACCAAGCCCATCTCTTTCGCGATCTCGGTTGCGGTGAATTCTTCTGCCCAGAGCTTCCGCAGGCGTTCGACGCGATCCACGGTCCAAATGGATACCGGCTTCAGCGTGCGGCCATCGACCCAACCACCTTCAATCATAGCCATAGACCCCTCCGAGCGATTTACTGTCCGGCCAACGAGCGGCGCGCGGCCTTGCGGATATCAACGACCTTCTCTTCGAGATCGGCCGCCGCTTCATCGATAGCGCGGGCCTCGCGTGGCGTGATGGCACCGTCGGCTGCAGCCTCGATCGTTGCGGAGATGAGTTCGCCGGATTCGCGTGCCACTTGGCCGGCGGCGACGGTTAGGTCACGGGTTGCCGCGGCGTCAGCGTTGCGCGCGACGAGCTCGAAGCCCATCAGATCAGCCCATGCACGGAGAATGACCGGGTCGCCGGCCAGCTGGTCGACCTCGAAGGCTACGTCGATTGGCACGTACAGCGAGCCATCAGGGCTGCCGTAGTTCGACAGGCGCCCTTGGTCGACGCGCAGATCCTTCGCCGCAGCAACCGGGCCGCCAGCCAACTTGATCGCGCGGCGCGTAGCAGCGCGCAGCGCATGCTGTGCATCAGTCAGCATGGTGTTTCCCCGTTGCTAAATTGTTCGTAGTTCCAATTGGAATGACGCACTGCACTACATCTGGCTTGATGCGCGGCATGGACGCATCGATCTCACTCAACGCGCAGCTTCGTAACGTCATGTGGTTCATGATGATGCCGGCGTTGCACCAGTCGGCCAGAAGCGCAGCGATCAATGCATCGATGCTCTGGTCGTCATCGCCGATGCAGTCGGAAGAAAAGGCGAGACCGGCCGAAGCCAGCCCCGCAAGTGCCGGCGCGGGAGGATTAGACGCCGGGGTTGGGAAAGGTGCGGCGACCGCCTGGGGGGAAGCAGTCGCCGCGCGCACACCGGCCGGGAGGGCAACCGAAGTGCGATCTGAATTGGAGTGGATACGGGGGCCAGTCATGCCGCCCACCGCAGAACATCAAGCCTGAAAGGAGACCTCAGACCATGGCCAACCCAGCACACATCAAAAGCCTTTGCCCATTCTGCGGGTCGAAGGTATCCAAATCGGCTAGATGGCTGAAAATTGTAAGGAATTTGGCCCGCTACGCGATCCTGTATGCTACCCTCAACGGGAAGTCCGATAGGAGCGGAAACGGTGGTGGGTGAAGCGAAGGGCGCTGCAGGTGTCATGCTGCGCTCTCCTCTTGTGACTGGATGAATGCATGGACCCGATCGACAAGACCGAGGCTGGGGATTCGGCCCCTCCGGAGGTCACCGACGAAATTGCGGTCGCTAACGGCGGACCACCCGAAGGCGCTGGCGGACATCCCGCTGCGTTTCAGGTAGCTGTCGATTTCGGCGAGGAAAGCTTCGGCGCTGGTCATGGAAGCGGACCATATAGGACTATTCCTATTAAGCAAGAGGATAAATCCTATTTCCCGAATAATAGGAATTTACCTACAAGTGCCCCTATGGATGCAGTGCGAAAATTGATTCTGGAGAAGATCGACGAGCGCGGCACAAACATGGCCGAGGTCTCGAGAAAGATTGGCCGGAACCATTCCTACCTACAGCAATTCATCTTCCGCACTATCCACGCAGATGTCCCCGAAAAGATCAGGCATGCTCTCGCCGCCGAGTTGGGCGTCGATGAGAATGATTTGCGCCCACCCGCTTTAAAGCTTCCGAAAAATGGAACTATTAAGAATAATCAATCTAGGCCCGAAAGAATAATTGCCGCTGTTGAAAACAACCGTACAGTGTCCGGAATTAAGCATAACGCTCCGGACATAACACCAGGGGCAGAGCTTATTGGCGAGCGCGACCTGCCTGTTTTTGGTACGGCGCAAGGTGGCAGGGGCGCCGTGGTTTTAACCAACGAAGCCGTCGATTGGGTTGTAAGGCCGGACTCGCTTTTGCGGGTGCGCGATGGCTACGGCGTCATCATCACCGGCGATTCCATGTCCCCGGAGCACAAGTCTGGGTCAACCGCGCTCGTGAACCCTCACATTCCGCGTCGATCCGGCGACACTTGCATTTTCCGGAGCCATGCCGACGACGGCTCGGTCGTCATGTGCATAAAGGAACTCGTTCGCGAGACGGACGAGCTCTGGTTCGTGAAACAGCACAACCCGAAGAAATCTTTCTCCCTCAAGAAATCCGAGTGGCAGATCGCGCACGTCACCGTCGGCAACTATTTCCGGCGATAAGCGGCATGTTGCGGCGCACGATTTAGATTTATGCTAAAAATAGGAATCTTCCTATTGACCAAATAGGAATAGTCCTATCTACTCTCTCCCATCAGATCGGGAGAGCGACGCGATGTCCGGCACCTTTATCGACGCGCTTGTGGACGACTTCAGGTTTTCTGCTAGGCGATCCATCGCCGCAGCCGTCGTCGGCCTCAGGCCGGACCTCCAGCCAATCGTGACGGTCGGCGACCGGTTCAATCGCGCCGTTCGCAAGCATCAGATGACGGTCAGGCAGGACAGCGGCTTGCACCGCCACCTGACCTTCAAAGAGCCGGGCACCAACAACAACTGCTTTCACATCACAACGTGGCCAGGATATCTCGCCATCAGCGGCGATGCGGGCTCTTACGTTTTTGCACGCCTCTCCGACATGTTTGAATTTTTCCGCGGTGACGGGATCAACCTCCAATATTGGGGCGAGAAGCTTCAATCGGTTGATCGCCATGGCGGCTACCGCGAGTTCTCCGTTGATAGCTTTCACGAAGCCATCAAGGCGAGCTTCGACGGGTGGTCCTTCGATGGAGATGAGGACGAGGAAGCTGCACAGCGGGCCGAGGCTTGGGCAGCGCTCCAGGAATCCGACTTGTCAGAAGATTCCTCGCCGGGAAGCATCGACGAAGCCTACCGCATGGCGATGGACTACGAATGCCCCATTACAAAAAACACGTTCAACGATTTCTGGGACAACAGTCTGGAAGACTATACCTTCCGGTTCACTTGGTGCTGCCACGCGATCCAGTGGGCAATCGCAAAGTATGACGCTGCGACCGCTCAGAAGGTGGCCGCATGATCCGCGCCGCCTCCACTCCCCGCTCCCGCGATGATCTTCTGAAACGCCTCGCCCGTGCGAAGTGCTCGGCAGCGTCACGCCGTGACGGCGCACAGCTGCGCTGGTTTCCGCAGCTTGATCGCGAGTTCATCAACGATCCCGCTTTTCCCAATGGCTTCGACACCAACCACGACGCAGTGAAGCGCGCCCAAGACTTCCGGGACGAGTGCCGGCAGAACTTGGCCGAACTGAACGGGAGTGCGTGACATGGGCAAGGTCAAGCAAGTCTTCGTCGACCTAGAACACGAAGGTCCGGATCAGGAAGAAGACGAGGCGCGCGAGGCATCGAACCTCATGGCGTTCGTTGTGCTCTCCATGTTCCTTTCGATCGTCGCCACCTGGGCCGGCATTATGGCCGGGAGGGTCTGATGGACAAATACTCTGTCAGCGAGCTCGCGCGCGGCAAGGATCGCGGCCATCCGATGGAAACGGTCTGCATCCTCGCTGACATCCGGAACAACTCGCGGCCCGCGTCGCTGCAGATTTGGTCCTATGGGCTGGAGAAAGTCGTCAGCCTGCCCCGCAAGCTGATCCGCAACCACACACACGAAGCTCAGCGTTGGGCCGCGATCTCGGCGCCGCGCTGGCTGGTAAACAAAGAGCGGCTTTGGGGCGGTCCTCCCGGTCAGCACATCGAGCGCACTGACTACTCGATGGACATGCAAACGCCGACGATGGCGCGAGAGCACGGCGAGCGCACGACCGCGGAATACGTAATCCGTCGGGAAAATGAATACGTCAGACGCCCCGGCCAGCGCATGAGCATCGGTGCATATGGAGGTCGGGCATGAGCAACGTCATTGAACTCCCTGCCCGCGCTGACACGATCAAGCAGATGGCCGAGCATTTGGTCGCCGCGATCCTTCACGATCGCCTCGACACGTCCAGCGACATCGACGTGATCGAATGCCTCCGCAACGCGCCTGAGCGCTACCACGCCCGCACCGTCCTAGACCACATGGACGACGCGATGCTGGAGGCGAAGCAAACCCTGATCGCAATGGAGATGAGCCGGCCATGATCCCGCAGTGGGCTATTGCAGCTATCGCGTTCGGCGCCTTCATCTGCGTCGGCATCGGCTACTACATCCGCAGCCTTGAGGAGCCTAAGCCGGCGCACGACGACACCGAGCACGGTGTGGGGCGCACGCTATGAGCAAATCCACGGAAGGTTTCGTGGCGCTCGCTATGTATCTTGTCGCATGGCCGTTCCTGATGATGTGGCGCGCCTATGCCATCATCGTTCTGTGGGGCTGGTTCGTGACGCCCTACTTCAGCGTCCAGCCGCTATCGATGTATGCAACGGCCGGGCTGCTTCTCGTCCTGCACTTGATCCTGCCGATGACGCGCGCGCCGAAGACGGATGACGGCCCCATCGAGACATTGATGGCGGGGGCTTTCGCCTACGGCTTCCTGGCTCCTGCGATGGCCATAGGGCTCGGATGGATCTGGAAGACGCTGCAGTGGGGGTTGGTATGACGGAGCTCCGCCAGCGCGATCCACGCCAGGAAGACGCCAAGCACCTCGCCTATGTGCGGACGCGGCCATGCTGCCTGCCGTTCTGCAAACGTGAGGCCGAGCCGGCGCACCTCCGAATGGACAACCTGTCGATCGGCAAGGAGCTCACCGGCAAGGGCGAGAAGCCGCACGATAGATATACGGTGCCGCTTTGCCCGTATCACCATCGCCTCGGCGTCGACTGCCAGCACAACAGCAACGAGCGCGAATGGTGGGAGATGCGCGGCATCAACCCATGGGCAATCGCTGCATCATTGTGGATCGAGTCCGGCGGCGCCGAGCGTGCGGCTATGCCTGCACAGGCGAAACGGGTTCGCCCGATCAAAGAGCGTAAGCCGCGCCAGTTACGCGCGAAGATGCCCGGCGGCAAGCCTCTGAAATCACGCGGTTTCGATGTTCAATACCGCCCGATGCGCGGCGTCCTTTCGTTCTCGGGAGCCAACGATGCCAAGTGATGGTGAAATTAGGGCGGCCGCGAATGCTATGGTCGCGTTAGCGCAAGCAAGACGGGAGCAAGGCCGCGAAATGCCTTCCCGCCTGCAGGAAGCTGCTGCGGCGCTCGAAGCTGCGGAAGCCATCCGCGCTACCGCCGCGCTCTCGGTCAACGCTACACAGCCATGCCCCGAATGCGCCCGCACCGTTCTCGTCGAGAAACAGCCCGCGACCGGGTTCATCGCGAAATGCGGCCGGCGTTTGACGGATATCGATCAGTGCCGCGCCGAGGGATGCCCGGCGTCCGCACTGTCGGGTGCGGACGGAAACGCCGGAGGTCAGCGGTCATGAACTACGCACAGAACGTCCGCGATGCGATCGATCTGCTCGATGAAACTCCATACGGGAAGCTCGAAAAGCTTTTCAACAGCATGGCTGATGACGCGCAGCGCGCGGTGAATGATTACAACGCCATAAAAACAGCCGCTCTGAAGGCCCTGAATTATATCGAGAACACCGAAGGCGAGCTAGGCATCCAGCTCGACAGCGGAAATATGCTGCGCGAGGCCCTGGGTGCGCAGGGCGAGACCGGAGGTCAACGGTCATGACGCAGTGGATTATCGTCAAGCACCCGAAGCTCAAGCGTGACTACATTGGCAAGATGGTTCGCACCAAGCGCGACATGCGTAATCAGATGGTCGCAATCCGAAAGGGCACTATCGCTATCGTAAAGTGGCGGCCTCGGACTGGTGCCGAATTGACCACGGATCCGTGCGCGTGCTGCGGGTTGATGGCGAACATCTCGGGCGTTCAAGACCACGACATCGAATTTGTTGAGCGGGCTTGCGTGGAGGCGATGTAATGGCAACCGACACCTGCAAATTCTGCGATGCCGTCGCCAGCTTCTATGACGAGCCGAACTGTTCCTCGCTCGTTCGCGCTTATGGATGCGCAAAGTTCGACGATGTCAGCCGTAAGCGATACCCGACGGCGCCTCCTGCGGTTTGGCTCGAAGCCAAGGCCGAGATCGACGCTAATTGGCCGGATAAAACAGATGAGGCTAAGTCATGAACGCCGCAGTCACTAAGAGCCGATACACACGGCGTGACATTGTGGAAAACGCGCTTCGTGAAATCGCCGCAAGCGCCGTTGCAAAGGGCGGGGATTGGGCATCCGAACAAGCATTTGCGATGCTCGAATTGCTTGAATCGCCACTCTATGCCGACGCCAGCGAGCCTCAGTCATGAGCACGAAAAACGAATTGCTGGAAGGCACCCGTCTATCAAACTGGCTGGCAGACTATTGCCAAGACCTGAGAGAAGATGGCGGCTTTGACCGAGAAGCAACACAGCTAGAAAAAGCCTCGCAATGGATTGCGGACCACCTCGCTCCTGCTCAACAAATGCAGCAGCCCATCGACCCCGATACCGGCCTCCTCGACATCAAATTCGACCGTGAGCTGGAAACGGAGATGGTGTTAGTCACTATCCCGTCCAGCGCTATCATCATCAGCAAGCCAGAATGGGAAGCCGCGAAGCTTAGGGCCGCTCAATGTGTTCAACAAACGCATGGCTGTGGCTGCGGCCCGATGTGCGAAAGCAAAGGGCTGGGCAATTGCCGCCTTCACGATGTCTCTCCCACTCGGAAGGCGCTGCGAAGTCTGGTTGACGCTGTATGGCAGCACGCAACCGAGAGTACTGCAGTTCCGTCAACGACGGTTGCTGACAAACTGATCACGAAGATGATCATTCCTTCCGCCGCTCAATGTGCGCCGCAGCCAAGCGGAGAGCCGACGGCGTGGCGATACCGGTTCGTCACCAGCCACCACGGGGATTGGAGCGATTGGTTCGTCGTCGATGATCTCAATAGCATTCCGCATCGTGTGCAGGAGGAAATCCAGCCCCTCTACGCCTCCCTCCCCGCAGCAGGTGGCGAAGCTTCGAAGCGCGAGGCGGAGACGCTGGAGCTCGGAAACATCGTCGAGATGCGCGCCGGCACTCCATACGCTGAGGAGTGGCGCGGCGTGACCATGAAGATCGTGGGCCTGCGCGTTGACCCAGACGGCCACCGATGGGCTTCCGTGATCGAAGGCGACCCACGTCACCGAGGCAATGGCGTCTACGACAGCGAAACCACAGACATCGATTGCGACCATCTGGCCCGCGCCTCTCTCCGAAAGGACGGATGATCATGGCGAAGCTGACAGAAATGGATGTGCTCAAAGCCATGCCGCGATCCGCCGCGATGTGGACTGGCTACATCGTTGACCAATTGCGCCGCGACCACAACATCTCCGTTCGGGACGGCAAGCTCACTGGCCACCCGCCACGAAGCGGCTTGGTGCTAACTCGCCTCCGCGCGCTCGAAGCCAAGAACCTAATCAAATGCACTGGCGGTCCTAACGGATACTACGGCTTTACATGGGACATGCTTCCCGCCGGCCGCGCCGCACTGGCCGTCGTTCCAGAACAACGTGGCAGCGGAGGTCAGCGGTCATGATCGACGCCCTCAAAGATCAGACGTACATGGTGCGCCACAACCCGAATTGTCCGAAGGCGTTCGAGGTTCGGCTGTCAGGCTTAGGTCTGCTGGCCAAGTTTGAATGGCTCGGCACGATCTCCGCTCAGTATGGTCGGCACCAGCCTGCCACGCGCGATGATGTTGGCTACGGTGACACGCTTGAAGAAGCCGCAGAGAACGCGCTGGCAGCGCGCACCGACCGCTTAGAGCGCACGCTCTACGCCCCGCAGCGACTTCGCACCTTCAACAAGGTCTGGCGGGAGGATCGGCTATGACGCGGATGGTAACGACCAAGCTCCGCTGCCCGCAATGCAATTGCGCCGATCTGTCGCTCATCGAGACAGGATCGTGGTCGAGTGCATGGTCCGTGAAGGACGGACGCTTCGACCGCGACGAAGGGTTTCATATGCCGGAAAGCGTTGACCGTCTCGACGCACGCTGTAGTGACTGCGGCCATTTTTGGAAGCCGCGCCGGGCCTTTCAAATTGATCACGTAGTCGTGGACGATGGGACGTCCACGGTCACAGCGACGGAGGGCCGTGCCCATGACTGAGATGCAAGGATTTGCAGCTGTAAACCATCGCGGGAAAATTCTCATCAAGACTGTAAGCGAGACGCGCCGAGCCGCCATGGTTAACTGGCTGGTAACAGAAGGCCGGATCATGGTTTTCAGCGATAGCACCGACGCTGAGATCGAAGAGGACTTTTTGAATTTCTGCGCGAAGAAGGGACTTGCCTCGGTTGAGGAAGTCACTGTTGTGCTCACCCAGACGGAGGGCCTGGGCAAATGACGCATACCTTGCACAAGCTTAGATCCACTGTCGCGATGCTCTTCTGTCTCTTCATGGCTCGGATGTTTGGAAAGTACCAGCATTCCGGTTGGGACGGGGCGATTGAATACGCCAGATACACTTGGTGCGGCAAAGAGTGGATCTTTCCAACCAGCGCGATCGATACCTCAACGCTCTCCCCTGCGCAGGATCAGACCCCATGATGATCACCGAGCAAATGGTTGAGTCCGGCGCGCGAGCAATGGCCACCACCCGTGGCCACAAGGATGTCGAGCACGTCATCCGTCGCGGTGACGGTGAGACACTTGTCGTCTGGCAGGTTTACGCCGAGGAGGTGCGCGCCGCCCTCACCGCCGCGCTCCAGGACTCGGTCGTCGTGCCGGCGGAGGTCCGTGAAATTGTTGATCTCTATTTCGCCCCGTGGGGTGCGGCAAAAGGTGCGCGGTGGGAAGCGCTCAGTGGCGACCAGCCGTTCAATGCCGAGATTGCGATGTCGCTGATTGAGGCTGCGCTCCCGCGCCATGAACGTTCAACCCCCACCCGCAGCGAGGACAAATGACCGAAGCCGTAAACCATCCAGCTCACTACGGCGGCGCCGACAATCCTTACGAGGCGATCAAGGTAATCGAAGCATGGAGCCTAGGCTTCTGCCTTGGCAACACCGTCAAGTACATCTCTCGCGCCGGCAAGAAGGACGCTCTTCTTCAGGATCTTAAGAAGGCACGCTGGTATCTCGACCGTGAAATTGAAAAATTGGAGAAGGCAAGTGGATAAAGTTTCAGTTCTAGATCACGGTTTTGTTCGGCTTGTTGATAGCATGGGCAGCGATTTGTCGATCGCCCGAGCTGCTCGCGTCTCGTATGACGCGGCTTGGCGCGCTGGCGAGGATCAGGGATCAGATGCCAAGCTCATCAATTACCTGTGGAAGAACCATCACACCACGCCGTTCGAGGCCGTCACGTTCACGTTCGAGGTTAAAGCTCCGATCTTCGTGTTCCGCCAATGGCACCGGCACCGTACTTGGTCATTCAACGAATTGTCGGCGCGGTACCGTGAATTACCCGAAGAGTTCTATGTGCCAGATCCCACGATCCTCGGCGCGCAGTCCGCCGACAATAAGCAGGGCCGGTTGGAGCCAGTCAGCGAAACTTGGGCGCGCTCGCAGCGCGATGCTATCGAAGCGTCGTGCCGCGCCTCCTTCGAAATCTATAAGGACTTGCTTGCCATGGACGTGTCGCGTGAGCTGGCGCGATCGGTGCTGCCCGTGGCGACCTACAGCCATATGTTTGCGACGGTCGATCTGCTCAACTTACTCAAGTTCTTAACACTGCGATGTGACAGCCACGCGCAGCATGAAATCCGGGTCTATGCGGATGCAATGCGGGACCTGATCCGGCCCATCGTGCCCGTCAGCGTAGCGGCGTGGGAAGCATGACCACTCCCGCGCTCACTCCGCACCATGGGGGGACTCCATGACGGAGCACCCCCTCTATGTGACCGATGGCGAGATCGCGAAGCGCATGGGCGTCGGCATCAATAACGGCCGGAAAGCCCTTCAGAAGATGCGTTTGCATCCAAAGTTCCCCCCGAAAGATATTGGCGGAAAGCGTTATTGGCCATCCGTCCGCGACTTCCTCGATCTCTGGAACAACCGTACCATCGACGCCACCGGCAATTCGGCCGGACAGGAGCAGAACGACAATGCAAAAACCCCGTATAGAGGGCGCGCTGGGGCTAGCCTGGAGGCCGCGAAAGAACGGCTGGGCCGCCGTATGGCTCGCGCGGCAGGACATAGCGGCGGACGGCTACAAGCCCTCGACGCGCCAGATCGGCATATTCACGAGCGATCTGACTGAAGCGCAGGAGATCAACATCACCGCCCAGTGCCTCACCTTCCAAGACGATATGGTGCGCTGGAAGAACCGGAAAAACGAGCCCAAGGCGGCCTTCAATGGCACCGTGGCCAGCCTTACTCGGACCTATCAAATCGACCCGGACTCGCCGTTCCATAAGCTGAGGCCGGTTTCCGAGCAGCATTATCTGCACTTTCTGGGAATGATCGAGCGCGATCACGGCAAGGAATTGCTGGCTGATCTCGGCGCCCGCGACTTCATCCAATGGCATCGCGCATGGTCGGTGGACGGCACCAGGATATCGCTGGCCCATGCCGCCATGACGATCCTGCGCCTGGTGATGAAGTTCGGTGCCACGTTCGAGCTGGAGAAGCAGGCGGGCCTTAAATCTACCGACTGCGCCCGCCTGCGGGACATCCTGCATGACATGGAATTCCCGAACGCCCCAGCGCGCACGGAAACACTGACCCGAGCCCAATGCCTCGCTATTTGCGCCGCAGCCCACACTCAGGGCCTGCCCTCGATCGCCCTCGCCCAGGCCATGCAGTTCGAAATGACTATGCGTCAGAAAGACGTCATCGGAGAATGGATTCCGATCCATAAGCCAGGCATTTCGGACATCACCCACAAGGGCAAGAAGTGGGTCCGCGGCCTGCGCTGGGAAGAAATCGACGCGAACATGATCCTCCGGCATCAGATGTCGAAGGCCCGCAACGTGAAGATCCTGGAGTTCGATCTGAGCCTCTGTCCGATGACCATGGAGGAAATCGCCCGGGTGCCTGCCGATCGGCGCGTGGGTCCGGTCGTGATCAGCGATCTGAACGGCCGCCCATGGATACAACCCGGCTTCCGGCAGAAATGGCGCGACGTGGCCGACGCCGCCGGTATCCCGAAGTCGGTCAGGAATATGGACAGCCGCGCAGGCGGGACGACCGAGACCATCGACGTGACGGACGGCAACCTGGAGGCCGCACGCAAGCAGGCCGGCCATTCGAACATCACCACGACGCAGCGCTATAGCCGCGGGAACCTCCAGAGCAACAGCAAGGTCGCTCTTCTTCGGTCCTCCGCGGCTACCAAAAACGAAGCGTGAACTAGAGCCTGAACGATATTGAACTAATCCGACAAAACGCCAGCAATTTCAAAGCCATTTTCTCAGACGACGTTGACTCTGCATTAAGGACGTCGGGCTAGCCTGCCGCGATCAGTTTCGCGTAGAGGTTCAGCTCAAGCATGTCCGACCAGGCCACGATCGTCGCCGTCTCCAACCAGCAGCCGGCCGCGTTTGCGAC